AAGATACTAAAGCGTTTGTAAATGACTATCCTTGGCAGTTGTACAATGTTGCAACAGATGCTGCAGTAGCGACTACAATCGCTGGTGCACATGCTATCTACCTTGACACATTTGATGTGAACACAGGTGGAAACACAACAACTGGAAGATCAAGCACTACAATTGACATTGGTGACACTCACGCAACTAACAATACATGGAGATTGATTAGAAGCGCGGAAGATCCAGAAAACAATGATCTGACAGCAGCTTATTGTACCGTCGTTGTAATCCAAAACTTAAACGAGTACATTGATAGTACTGGTGCTTAAGTCTGAATAGGAGATAAATTATGGCAATATCAAGAACACAGCTAGTTAAAGAACTAGAGCCAGGATTGAATGCACTATTCGGCCTGGAATACAAGAGGTATGAAAATCAGCATGCTGAGATTTATACAACCGAGTCAAGTGACAGAGCTTTCGAAGAGGAAGTTATGTTATCTGGATTCGCTAACGCACAAACGAAAGCAGAAGGTCAAGGCGTATCTTTTGACAGTGCTCAAGAGACTTACACTGCACGTTACACTCATGACACAATTGCTTTAGCATTTGCAATCACAGAAGAAGCTATCGAAGATAATCTTTACGATAGAATTGCTTCTAGATATACAAAAGCTTTGGCACGTTCTATGTCTAATTCGAAACAAGTAAAAGCAGCAAGACCTTTGATTCAAGGACTTCCGTCAACGGATAACTTTGATTCAGGTGATGCAGTTTCTCTGTTTTCAACTAATCACACAACAATTAGTGGAACAGCAGTTAAAAATACTTTAACTACGCAAGCAGACTTAAACGAAACATCATTAGAGCAAGGTCTAATCGACATTGCTGGAATGACTGATGAACGTGGGTTAAGAGTAGCAGCTAGAGGGATTAAAATGATTATCCCTTCTGCTAATCAGTTCAATGCTGAAAGATTGATGAAATCTCAAGGCAGAACTGGTACAGCTGATAATGATATCAATGCTGTAGCATCAATGGGAATGGTTCCTCAAGGATATAGAGTGAACAATTTCTTAACTGATACTGACAGTTGGTATATTGTTACTGATGTCCCTAACGGTATGAAAATGTTCCAAAGAGCAGCTTTAAAAACTGCTATGGAAGGTGATTTCGATACTGGCAACGTTAGATACAAAGCTAGAGAAAGATACTCATTTGGAGTATCCGACTATAGAGGTATCTTCGGTGTTGAAGGTGCGTAATAACTAAATTTAATGAGGCGGCCTTAAAACCGCCTCATTTTTAATAAAAGATGAGAAAATGAAAAAATTCCTAGTACAGATATGGGCTTACGATTATCACGCTAAATTTGAAGTTTTAGCTGAAGATAATGCCATTTCCATTGAAAAAGCTATCCTTGACAAAATTGGAGAAAAGAGTATAAAATGGGAAAATCTCGGAAATGCGTATCATGACCGAAAAAGAATAACCTATGAGGAGGTTATAGATGACACAAGACCTATACAACACAAAACGGTCCTTGGAGTTAGAATGGCAACAGGAGCACCTGAAGGAAGGTAAATATACCTTGAATATGGGGTATATTGACAAAAAAATTCAGGAAATTATTAAAGAGATAATTGCCAAAGAGTTTGAAGAATCTACTCGTCTTGCTAAAATAGATGAGTCCAAGGCCGAAGTTTCGATAGCCACTTAAGCGCTATCAAAAATCAATTTTTCCCAAGGATACCTTGCGCTATACTAAAAAATAAAGTATAGAAAAATTACTATACAAATTTTAAAAAAAATAAATGTAGACGCGTATAGTCGACATCCCTAGGGACTACATTTAAATATTCTAGGAGGAATATTATGGCAAATACAACGTTTAAGGGAACGGTAAGAGCAGAATCTGGTCTTAAAGTTTCCACACAAGCAGCTTCAACTGGTGTATACACTGATAAATTTAGTGTTAATTCATCAGGGCAAGCAATAACCGTAAATGGAGCACACTGGAAATATACAGCTGCTTCAGGTTACGCACCTACTGATTTAATGATCGGTAAAGCTAGTAGTTCTGCAGCAACTGTAGATCCATTCGCTGAAAGTTCATCTAAATTATTTCCATTAGGAAGTGAATTAATTTACAATGACAGAAAATTCAGATATGGACTTAATGGTGGTTCAGCGATTACTGCTGGAAAACTCGTACAACACGTAACAGAAGTTGCTAATCACACTAACTGTGCTGCTACTGCAACAACTGCAGCTGGTGAAACAGCAATATCTATTGAAACAGCTGGAGACACAGATCTTACAGCTAATCAATATGCTGAAGGTTATCTATTTGTTAATGATGTGAATGGTGAAGGACAATGTTTAAAAGTTAAGTCTCACCCAGCTCACGATCACTCGGATGATCCAAGTGTTATTATTACTTGTTACGATGATTTAGCAACAGCGTTAACAACTAGTTCTCAATTAACTTTAATGCCTAACCCATACTCAGCAGTTGTTGTAGCTCCGACTACACATACTGGTGCTTGCGTGGGTGCAACAACAATTGACATGACTGCTAGTTATTATGGTTGGTTCCAAACTCATGGACCAGCTGCATTATTAACTGACGGTACTCTTACTCTAGTATCACCAGCAGTTCGTTCAGACGGAGTCGCTGGAGCAGTTGAAGTACTAGACTCTGATGCAGATGCAGAAGGTCAAGTAATTGGACAAGTTATGTGCGTTAGTGCAAGTTCAGAGTATTCATTAATTTGGATGAATCTGTAATAAAATAATTAATATTAGGTGGAGCGTAAGTTCCACCTAATAAATTAAGGAGAAAATTTATGTCAACAGATATAAAATCATCTGCGGTAATTACAACTACAGCGCTCGACGCTGATGGTTTATCGACTGCAGCAGCCGTTGGAAATAATGCAGCACTTACTTTAGGTGGAGCACTAACTTCTGGAGGCGCTTATACAGCAGATACTGGAACAGCTAGACAAATTACACTTTTAAGTGCAGGAGACGATTCGAGTAAAACATTTACTGTTGTTGGTACTGATATCAATGGAGATGCTTTATCAGAAACTGTTACTGGAGCAAATGCTGGTACAGCAACAAGTACAGGATATTTTGCAACAATATCGTCAATAACAGCGGTCGGAAATCCAGCAGGAAATATGTCTGCAGGAATTAATTCTGAAGTAGCAGGCGTTATTTTTCAAGGTCGTACACGAGTTAAAAATTTAAATTGGACTGGTGGCGGTGCTATTGGATCAATTTACGTAAGAAATAGTGGAACAGCAGGAACAAGTTTAATAACAGTTCGTTCTAATGCTACTTTAGGGGTTAATGATAATCTTGCTTTAGCAGATGACGGGGTTGTTTTTGCTTCGGGAGCCTATATTACTTATACAGAAACTCAGTGTAATAGTGTAACGGCATTTTACGGATAGTAGGTAGCTCATGGCGAATACTACTTCCGGAACAGTAACGTTCGACAAAACATTTGCTGTTGATGAGATTATCGAAGAAGCTTACGAACGAATCGGCTTACAATCTGTTTCAGGATATCAATTAAAAACAGCAAGAAGATCTTTGAACATTCTTTTTCAAGAATGGGGCAATAGGGGTCTGCACTATTGGGAAGTAGGCGACACAGATATTGATCTTATTGAAGGTCAGGCAGAATATACTTTTTATAGAGCATCAAGTGATGGAACTAGTGCTGTTACCGTAGGTGGAACAAGTGGAACTTCTACTTATGGTTTATCAGATATTTTAGAGGCAACTTATAGAACAGGTCGAACTGAAACAACACAGGCTGATTCTGCTTTAACAAAAATAACTAGATCAACGTATTCTGCTTTAGCTAATAAATTATCTAAAGGAACTCCCGCTCAATATTTTGTTCAACGATTTGTTGACAAGACAACTTTAACCGTTTATCCAACAGCAGATTCATCTAATGCATCTAAAGACTTACATTTTTATTATGTAAAAAGAGTGCAAGATGCAGATGCAACTTATACAGACGCAACAGATATTCCATACAGATTTGTACCTTGTATGGTTTCAGGACTTGCATTTTATTTATCACAAAAATTTAACCCACAATTAGTACAACAAATGAAACTGTTGTATGAAGACGAGTTAGCAAGAGCATTAGCAGAAGACGGTTCTTCAGCTAGTACTTATATAACTCCGAAGAATTACTACCCGAATATATAATGGCATACGCAAGAGGAAAATACGCACAGGCAATATCAGACCGATCAGGAATGGCTTTTCCATACAATGAAATGGTTAGAGAATGGAATGGAATGTTTGTTCATAAATCTGAATATGAAGCTAAACAACCTCAATTACAGCCAAGACCTCATGGTGGAGATGCACAAGCTTTACAAAATTCTAGAACTGACAGAACAGAAAGTACTGTCGCACAATTATTAATTCCTGATCCATTTACCACGTATGCAGCTTCATCAGGCATTATAAATGTTCATGCGCCGAATCATGGGTT